TACGCTGCCAAGAGGCATGAGCACACAGGCAAGAACGGCGGACCGATCGAGACCAAGATCACGGACTTTCCGAAAGAGCCCGGCACCATCAAAGAATGGGAAGAGCAGCGCAAAGAGGCCGAGGAGAGTCGCAACAACGAAGAAGAGGAGGGATAAATGGCAGAGCAAGACTTAAAGGTAACATTTCCGGAAATCCCAACAAGCCACGACTGTTCGCCAAGCGGGTTTGTTGAATTTGTTAGTATTCACAGGTGCGGCAATATGGACTCTTACGAAATAAACGTAACCTACAAGGGAGAGCCTATGACGTTTCACATCCCCCGCTTGATGTTGATAGCCCTGCGCCCTGCCTTAACCCAACTTTTAGCGGACTTGAACGAGGAGGGATAAATGGCTGATGCAGATAACAGAATTATTCCCCTGGTGGACGATGACCAGGGCGAGGGCGTGAAAGATCCGTTAACCATGGATGACATCTTGCAGCTGCAATGCGACGCGACGCTCGAGGAGCACCGGAAGGACATGTTTAAGAAACTGATCGGTGATGAATTCAACAAGAACCAGCCCGAGGCCAGGTGGGCGCCTCCAAAGGATTTCAACCGGCGCAAGTAACATGCTGAGGATAATAATAACCGCTGAAATGAAAGAATGGGCGCGGGATAAGGCGCAAAGGCATGTAAAGGGCAAGCGGTTTGACAGCGATATTGACAAACGAAACAGCGTTTACCTGGGCTACCTGGGCGATGCTGTGTTTCACAAAGAATATCCCTATGCCGAGCATTGCGACCTGAGCGACTATGACTTCATTCTCGCGCATAACAAGATCGATGTTAAGGCCTGGTGGAGCAAATACAAGCCGAAGCCTGCGTATTTCGTACAAATACCGGCAATAGATATGGATCGCCGTCCCGAGGTTTATGTGTTTGTCTGTTTAAACGAGGGACATGGCCTGGGCTGGATCGTCGGATGGATCTATGCCGAGGCCTTTAAGAAGCTGGCTGCCTTCAGGAAAAAAGACGAGGAGCGCGGCCTGGCAATCAAATACACGGCAGACTGCTTTGAAATGCAAGTAAGTGGCCTGGGGACATTTTAAGGAGGATTTATGAGAACAATGATTAGTCCGGATGGAAACATTAAAATTCAAGTCACGGACGAGCCCGGTGAGGGCGGCGCCTGTCACCTGTATTATATGGGTAAGGCCAAAGATCCAGTAGGTCGCCCAGCCGGTGAGTTTGGCCATGTAGAGTTCCAGAACGGTCTCATTAACGAGCGAGGAGTGAACGGCTGCCAGAGTGAAGACTTACTGGCAATTGTTGTTGATCGCCTGCAACATTTCCAAAAGGGCAAATTCGTATGCAGGGAGAATGCCCTGGCTTTGACCAAGATCGAGGAGGCTCTTCACTGGCTCGAAGCTCGGACAAAAGAACGCACAAAGCGAGGCGTCGAAGGGACGAGTATGCGATGACCAAAGACAAAGAAAACCTTTTACTAAAAGAGTCGGAGCCGTTATTTGCTGAGAGTTTGGAGCATAAATCCGCCTGGGACTGTTTGGATCCCGCGAAAGACAATCCATTCTACAGCAATCACGTCTTCACGGACGCGGATCTCCAGCGCAAGGCGCTCAAGATTACCTGGTCCGAGCGGTTTATCCTGTTCTTTCTGCCGACACTCGTGCAGATATCATTGGATAGTAACCGCGTGTTTCACTATAAGATGTGGGGCGGCCGTTATTATCTCATTAAAGAGGAAGTGTATGCGCCGACTAAAGACAACAGGTTTTACACTTAGCTTAATAATTATTATGGCAATATGGTCTCCACAACCTGGTCCTCAAGTAGACGCTGCGACCTGCCCGGCGGACTTCCCGTTCTTCGGGGGCTCTCGAGGCGGCGGGAAGACGGACTGCTTAATCGGGCGTCAGATCCGGGGCGCTGAAAAGTATAATTACGCCTGGAACGGTTTGATCGTACGGCGGAAATACAAAGAGTTCTCCAAGATCAGGAACCGGTTTGACGAGCTCATCCGGGCTGGCCTGCCAGCTGAAAGAGTCGGCGGCGATGTGCAGACAAATACAATCCGGTTTGGAAATGGCGCCAAGGTAACTATGGCTGCCATTCCGCGAATCGAGTTTACCGACGACTATGTAGGTGAAGAGTACACCGAGATTTCTATCGATGAGTGCACAACCTTTCCCTTCTTTATCAAGATGATTGACAAGCTTTCCGGAAGCTGCCGGTCGCCTCACGGCGTCCCATGCCGCATGTTTGGTACTGGCAATCCTGGCGGGCCTGGCCACAACGAGGTAAAGCTCTTTTTCAAGCTGGGGAAAGAGTTTAACATCAAGCCGGGGACAGTTCTCTACAACGATATAGGCGAGTCCAGGGTCTATATTCCTTCCTTCCTCAGAGACAACAGGATCTTATGTGACAACGATCCAAAGTATGTCCGGAAGCTGATGTCTATCCGAGATCCCATGCTTCGCAAGGCCTGGCTGAAGGGCGATTGGGACGTTTACATCGGCCAGGCGTTTCTCTTGTCGCATGATCATCACATAATCGATCCTATACCGGTCCCGGAGCACGCGCCTCTGTATATGACTTTCGATTGGGGCTACGGCGCTCCCTTCGCGGTAGGCTGGTGGTGGGTAGATGCGGACGGTAGGATCTATCGCTTTGCCGAATGGTACGGATGGGACGAGGAAGAGAACGAAGGCCTGCGTATGGTCGACTCGGCAATAGCCAAGGGTATTATCGAGCGCGAAAAGAAGATGGAGATTTGGGAGCGCCCGATAACCAGGCTATGTGATCCTACCTGCGGAAACAAAAAGCCGGACTACAAGGGCGGAGGCCAGGGGCCGAGTACCATCGAGGAGTTTAGCCTTTGCGGAGTCTTTATGCGTCCCGGAGATCCCAACAGGAAGCTGAAGATCCGACAGTTCCGGGAACGGCTGGCTATTCCGGATGACAAAACGGAAAGGCCTATGCTCCAGATTTACAGCACTTGCAAGCATTTTATCAGCACAATTCCTTCCCTGTGTATGGATGAGCACAACCCGGAGGACATCGACACAGACCAGGCAGATCACATTTATGACGAGACCTGCCATATCTGTATGGCCAGGCCCATGAAGCTTATCGAAGAGGTAGTCGTGGAGAAGCCAGCCCTGGACACGGCCTCTCAGTCCGCAGCGAACGAATACGCCCGAATTCTTCAAGAGATTCGGGCAGATCAGATAATGGATGTAAGATGATAGAAATACGAATAGACAACGCACGCGGGGGTCTTCGGTTTGGAGACGAAGAGCCTATATTGATAGCTGAATTGGCGCGGCGCGGCTATGTGCGGGGCTTTCTTGACATTAAAAATCACTGGCAGGCTATTATGGATGGCGAGATAAGGATACAGCGCACATATTCCGATGCAACCATGGAGATTGTATATTTATACACTCCAAGCCGGAAGGACATTTTATTTAAAAGATTCACTAAGTGGACGCCACCCTGGCAGAAGACCAAACAAATACTTTTCAGGAGGTTTCAATGAGACGAAGCGACAAGAAGCGCGAAAAGAAAGGGCTGCCAAAGATCGAAAAGCGGGCGCAGCCGTTTGATGGGGTTAAGCATGGCCCGGATCCAGAACGCAAGGTGGCCGGCACTATCAGGATTATCGTTTATGAAGACCTGGACGTCGACGTGCAAGACTTCCCGACCGATCACGGAGTCGCCATGATGGCTTTGTGCAACGCCATGATGAAGGTTTCAAATTGGTTTCTTAAAGCGGCCGCAAAGCCCAAGCAGCTTATCCAGGTTGCAAAACCAACCCTGTCCCTTGCGGACATCGAGAAGCTGGCGAAGGAGGCAAAGAATAACTGATAAGGAGACGCAATGGCAAACATGTATTGCAAGAACCAAAAGGCCAACAGCGAGGAGTACAACAAAAACTATGACGCCAACTTCAGGCGGAAAGTCCGCCCTAAAGACGCAAACGCGGTAATCTTCGTTAAAAAAGAAGACCTGCCGCGGCCAGCCAGGGATGTTTTCTATCCAGAAGAGAAGCGCCGGCAAGAAAATGACCGACTGGTGAAGAAAGCCGAGTCTGTGGGGGTTGGAAAAGACTACTGGCCCGGACAAACCCGCAAGGAGGCTTAACATGAAGGTTGTCCTACAAGTTACTGTTATATTTATACTCATGTGTTTAGCGGGATTGAGTATATTTTTATTGGATCATTTTGCAATTTCAATTACTCAGTGAGAAAGGGGAAGGCCGTTGAAGAAAAGGGCAAAGTGTAAAATTTGCGGCAAGTCCTTAAGCATTTATAATCCTGCAATGACGTGCTTTTCACATGACGTAGGGAGAAGTGGCGTTTCCAGGGATGAAGGAGAAGACCGTAAAATGCTTGGCAACAGACCCAGCGCCGGGATACATAGAGTTTTGACGGAATATTATGGAGGCTACCACGAATGAGAGACGATTACTCTATATACGTCAAGGCCAATATATTTTTTACGTCCTCTCTTTGGTATTGGTTTAAGCATCCCAACAAAATGCTCATAATGACTGCTTACGGCTGGTCGCTGAGTGAAAGATTTCAAACATATCTCAAAGGGGGCTAACATGCCAGAGATACTTCAATACACAAAAGAAGAGGGCGGGGAGTGGATAACGCCAACCGGGAAATTCACAGAGGAAGATGTCCGTTCAATGCCACTCCACACTACATATAAAGGCTGCTTGTGGGGCTTTGTTCATTCTTATATCAGAGAAGACGGTAAGTATTTTCATGCCGGAGGAGTTTGACATGCCAGAGATACTTGACACAGGGAGTATTGCGTATCAGTTAAAGCGCACATATCCCACAAGAAAGCGCAAAAAGAAGGTCAAGCTGCGGGACGCTCATAAAACCCTTGGCAGCATGAAGGCCAAGAAGGGTTATAGAAAATCTACTTGACAGAGGAATACTTTGGTTGTAAAGAGAAAGATAAGATTATGTTGGTCGTGCTCAGACTATGTGAAGCATGAACACCGATACCGGCTAACCGCGAGGATCTGCGGGCAGCTGCAACGGCTAAGGAGGTTCTTGTGGCCAAAGTAAGAGGCGCCCTCACTCCCAAAGATTTTAACAAGTTCAACGGGACAGCTATTGACGGACCCGAACTCCCTATAAAAATATTAATTGATGACATCGAGAAAGTGGTGATCGAGGCCGAAGCGTCTGGCTGCGTGCCGAGGCGCTTCAGCTATATGCTTACACCTTATCCACCTTCACATCATATGGAGTAATATGCCATTAATACGAGACTGTCCGGAATGTGGCATGGTTTTACAACTAATATCAGGCAGCGGAACTTATAGTCCTACAGGAATACGCGCTGGGATAGTGTATTTCCGGACTTATGATCTGTATCAATGTATAGGCTGCCAGGAATATTTTCAGAAAGAGGGCGAAGACAGCCCTATCACGGCTAAAAAGCTGGGGAGTAATTAATGGAACAAACAGTCGTTATTATCACCCTGGTCGCCTTCCTGGTCTTCCAGTTTTTAATCAACGCCTATGACCGGAAGGCCTCGAATGGACGCGAGCAAGACCTTATGGCAGCCCTTATCGCTAAGAATTTGAGTGAGTACGCGGCTGCCCACGCGAAGCTAAGGACGTCGACCAAAGAAGAGATAGCGAAGATCAAAGAGGAAAACAAGATCGCTATGGCTGCCCTCGAGGAGATGGAAGCGAAGGGTATCCCGATAGACTAATGGAAGAGATAAAGCCATTGCCAGAGGTATTTGGAACTATGGACCATCTTCACAATTCCGTTAAGGTTTATTGTGAGATGATGAAAATATTCGGACTTAACACAAAGCTTTTAGGGATTGAGAGAAGGCCAACGAGCGGCATTTTGGTTAAGATGCTCGAGGAGCAGAGACTAATGCGCTAAACAATACATAAAATTTCGGGCTAACCTTACTGGCCGGTAGGGTTATTGCAAAAGCAAAATACAAAAGGGGCAATGTAGGTGCCTGCATCACTTACATTCGCCCTTTTTTTATTGCCCGGAGCATAGGGAAATCATGGCAAAAGAGAAAACGACGACCACAAAGGAAAAGCAGCCCACCGACGGAGAGGCGTTAACCGAATTCTCCCAGATATTTAAGCGGGACGCGGACTATTCTCAGACGATCAGGGAAGTGACCTGGTTTCGCAACATCCTGTTTTATCTTGGCGAGCAATGGATTTCATGGTTTGCGGAGCAAAACACCTTCGGCAGCCGGTTCAAGCTAAACCTTTTTGAGCCTACGCCCGTATCTAAC